AGTGCTTGAGCTTGTTCTAATTTAGTTAGCTCCTCTTCTAATTGCTTACCTACATCATCTACGTACTTCTTAGCGCATGGCCCGCAGCTCGTACCTGGGTAATCTAAGTTAGTGTACTTCTTTCTTATCTCACCTATCACTTTCATATCTTGACTTGTTACTCTATTGTTGAGCTTCAGAGTTTTGATAAAGGCCAGCATGTTCTCAATTACCAATCTATCATCTAAGATAGGCCATTGCTTAGCAGGGCAATCTTTAACAGCATACATAGCTAAGTGATCTATAGGGCAACCGCATGGCTTGAATGTAAGGCCATTGAGCTCAGTAGGTTTAGCAAATGGATTGATGGCATTAGTTGGAGGCCCGCATGTTTTATATCGCGTGTTAAACACAGGGCAGCTATTGCAAATCTCAATTCTAGCAGCGTAGTTTTCTTTAGTCATATCTGTAGTGAATTACGTAGTGTTGTTTTAGCTTTCTGAATTGTCCGGTAAAGATACGCTAAAGGTATTCCCGTTTCTTTAGCCAGTGCCTGATAAGAGAAATCATCTAAAGCATAAAGAAAGAATAGCTCACGCTCAAAGTAGGGTAATCTGCTAATGAATATATCTAGCTGCTCATTCTCTAAGCGCATCCCTACACTCTTGTTAACGTCGTCTATGATGTCATCTTTGAGATCATTACGTATCTTCTCAAATTTCCTAAGCGTATAATTGAATGAGCTGTTAGTGCTACGTGCAGAAAGCCTGATAGCGTTGCTTACATAGTTATTCAGCTTACCTCTGTTGTGGATGTCTTGCATCTTATCCTTATCTGATTCTAAAATCTTAAGTAGCGTGTCATGTAAAAGCTCATCTGCTACATCAGCACGTACCACGCTATAGGCCACCCTGCGCCACTCATTATAACATTTGTCAAACTCAGAGCGCCATGTAGTCATCTATAACTTTTTTAGCTTCATCAAAGCTCTTACATGTACATGCGTAGTAGTTATTAGTAATAAGCTTATACTGCCAATCTTTCTGATGCTGGCTCATTACACCCTTAGCTGTTTTCATTTCAATAGCTAATCCAAAGAATGTGCCTTTAGCATGGTAGATAAAGATATCAGGGAAGCCCTTAACGTATCCTGTTTTCTTCATCTTAACAGCTTGCTTCATAGAAGTTCTAACACCTCCAGCTGAGGCACAATAAAGTAGCCTAGGATATTGAGCATTAATATAGTTAATAACCGCTTCCTGTATTAGAGCTTCCTCATTCTTCATGTGCTCAAAATTAGCTAATTAACTTAAGTGCTATAAACATCTTGTTAACATACTTATTCACATAGTATTTAGATAGTATATTTGAGCATCCATTTAGCCTTTTGGTTTAGGTTAACATTGATTATTGATTCTGAGATAGCCTTGCAAACGTGCAGGGCTATTTTAGTTTATACCCTAATGGGTGTATATTTTCCACAATAAGCCCTATTCTGGTGATTATTTTCCACTGTATTTGTCGCAAAAGTCTACTATACTTGCGACAAAAATGTTATTAATAGAATCTAACTCATACTAAAGTATGGTATAGCATGCATAACGTGTCTTTTAGCGCCCTAATGACTGCTAAATAATACTTTAATGGGATGTTAATGTCACAATTTTTAAAATAGTTGTGACGTAAAATGTAATTTATTACACTTTTAAGTACGAATAAATGTAATTGATTACACTTTTCTTTAGATAAAAGCGTACTTATTGTAGTTCCTATTAAGCTCAAAGTAGGCTCGCATCATTATCGCATCAGCAATATCGGGAGAGATTCCTCCGGTGCGCTGGCTAATGGTATCTTTAGATGTAACTCTTAGCTTACCTTCCTTATCAGGATCTACTCTTCTCACTAACTCAAGCTCTTTAATTATATCCTCTTGGTATTTAATAGGCAGCGTTATTTCATTCTTATCTATCAGCTCGCCTAATCTAAAGTAACAGTCTGCTTTTAGATTCATGTACTGAGTACCCCGCACTGCTTTACTACCATTCATAAATTCTCTGCATCTAAGGCTATCAGCAAGACCTCCCCCTACCCCATCAGCATCGGCAAGCACGTTGGATAGCCTAACACTGTGCTCATTCATTAATCTTTGTATCTCTGCCTTAACTTCATCTTGGCGCTTCTGCTTTAGCACTACTATATCTATACAGCTTAAGCCACGCCATACACAAAGCACAGTTCTATCTTTACCCAAACGCGCTATATCTGCTGTGATATATCCCTCTCCTACATTCATAGGCTCTCTAAAGCATCTTACTAACTCATCATACATGTATAGTCTATCTGAGCTATTATCAAATTCCCAATCTCCCTCTAGCAGTCTCTTTCTATCCGCTTCAGGTAATCGTGTTAGGCTTGTAACGTAGCTATCAGGTAGGTGTATATTATCCCCAGGTAGCGCCTGAACAAAAGCAAGATGCACAGGTAGATTTTGATTCTTGTAGGGCAGATAGAATTGGTTGTATATCCATCCCTTTGAAGGATTGCAGGTAAGTAGAATCTTAGGCTTTAGGTCAAATTCATTAAGCTTGTACCGGATACGTGAGCTAACAATAGAATAAGCTTTCTCAGTTATCTCTGTAGCTTCGTCAATAAATGCATCTGTAATTTCAAGGCCACCTAAATCCGTCATCATAGGATCTGATGGATAGAGAAACAAATCAGCTAAGATAATTTCACTACCATTACTAAATTTAATGATGTGTGATTGCTGATTATAGATAAAATCTTCTCCTGCTTTTAAGCCTATCTCATGAGCTACTTGAAAGAAGGTAGCCATTGTAGTCTTTTTAAGCGTGTCTAACTTGGCTCTGCCTATTAGAGAGCGTGTACCTGGATACTTTAAGCGCCTGAGAATTTGCCACATGCAGCCGAGCATAGTCTTACCTCCTCCTGCTGCTCCTCCATAAAGGATAGTCTCAACGTCTGAATCTACTGAAAGAAATTTAAGTGCCTCGCTTTGCCTTGTGAGTGGCTTAAAATTATAATCTATTTGTCCCGCCATTGTACAAAATTAGGTACAATGATGTGAGAATCTACAGGTGTTCTAACTCTTTCTAAATTTAATTCTAATAGGTAAGCACCTAATGGCTTAGGAGGTCTCATTCTTTCCACGTGAAAGCCCATGTAGCCTTCATCATACTCTTCTTTATAGCTTGCTGTTCTAATGTGATGCACGTATCTCATATTGATTCTATAGCCATTGCCCGGACTGTAGCTTAACTCCTCTACCATATCAGCATGGTGGTAAAGTTCATGCACGTGGCCTGTCCAAATGCAGTCAGCTCCATCTATCATTACACCCATTCGGTTGTTCTGAATTACTCCCTTCGTAACTACTCCTCCTCCTCCTGATCCATGGTAGTATTTAGTTTTAAAAGTAAAGCTGCTGCTCTTGCCCTTGCTTACTCTATGTATCCACCATCCACCATAGCCGCCTACCAAAACATTAGTACCTGCCTCTCTGTTTAATCCACTTACAAAGCGCTCTATTAAATCAGTCTCACAGTTCTTTATAATAGCAGTCTCGTGATTACCATATCCTACAAATATCATCAGGTGAGCGTATGGCTTAAACCAATCTATAGCTGTGTTAACAAGTGCATCTAAGTAGTTAGCCACGTTGTGCTCAGGGCGAATATCATTCTTATTTCTACGTGGATCATACTTGCCCTGCATGCAGCAGAACAAATCTCCATTAACAGCAAAGTAAATATTTTCAGCTAAGCACTTATCTAAGTGTGCCTTTAAGAGCTTCCTGTCGCAATGGGGATTATCCCAATGCAGATCACTCATCATTAAGAATTTATCCGCGCTTTCGCACGTTGTAATTATGACATTTCTACCCTCGCGAGATGATGTAATCATTAGTTATAATATTAGATTTAAGCTCCTGAAAATTCTTTTTGAATTGGTTATAAGGTACGTCTATTACTATTGCATTATCAATGCCTTGCATAAGCGCTAGAGTGCGCTCACCTACGTAATACGTGCCATCTTTTCTAAACTCTACCTCTGCCTGAATGCCCACACATTGGCGAGCATCAAACATAAATGGAATATCCTCAGCGTAT